TTACTTCTGGAGTTTCTGCTCCAATGATTGATGTCTTGACAGGCCCTCCAGCAGGTAGCATTTCACGATATGCCTGTGCCTGAAACTGCGTAACGGATTCAGCTAGTAGTGGATGTACTATTCCAGATGCTCCCTCGAAAGGCTCGGATCTATCTTCATAACTCATACCAAGAAGCTCTAGTCCGCCTTTATATTGTTCTTCCCAATCACTTCTTGAATTAGTGTCATCTTCTATGTTGCGTATAATTTCATTAGATATTTCTGATAATACATCTTCATCAATGTGTTCTGCTAGGTTTGCATCAAACGGAATAGCTATAGGATCTTCTGCTTCCATCTCCATATCACCAACAATCGCTGATCCATCCTCTAATTCTGTCACACCTTCTACCAAAGCCTCTGGAGGCAGTTTGACTAAATTAGCTTCCAGTTCTGGAGCGACAGCATCTGCTATGCCATTTATATTTTCAATCGCCATTTCAAATCCTATCTAATAGAAAATCCGCCACCTTTAATTGCAGCACCCATACCACGGCATCCCATTTTACCACCTTTTGCAACACCACCATATTTCATCTTTTGAACTTTGCCACCATATTTCATCATTTTAAAATCTGCGCCAGATATTGTGCCATCTTTATTTTTATCTAATTTTTTTTGATTACCTTTAAGGTTTTTATTTTTTTGATTTGTTTTAGCAACATTTTTACTAAAATCTTCATTCAAAATTTCTGTTTTATCTGCTTTCAAACTCTTAGGTCTTGGTTTAGGCATTGGAACATCTCCACCTTCTTTCATGCCTTTTGCTTGAACTTCTTTTATCGCTTCCATTAAACCGCCCTTTCTCATTTTTCTTATTGCTCCACCGTATTTTTTACCAAACATTCTGGCAAAATCAGATTCAAATTTATCAGCTATTTTTTTAGTTTGTGACGGGGATAACGATTGACCTTTACCAAAAACATTACCCTGCTCTTCTATTGCTCTTATAGCTGCTTCTAATTCAGCTTGACTTAATTTTTCGCCACCACTTTGCATTTTTTGTACTACTTTACCACCGAATCTAGCTTTCATAATATCATTCCTTTGTATTCCAAATGCACCAGGCTTTGTAATGTTAAACGATTGCTTTTTAACTCTTGCTCTTGTAGGTCTTTTAGATATCTTCATTAATTTTGCTAAATCATTTGCAGATTCAGAATCCAAACTCATAGCAGCGTTTATTCCAGCAGATACATTTTTTGTTTTATCAGCCATTACTTTATTCCCTTAAATTTACCACCACGACCTTTAAGCATAATAGATTTTTTCCTTTTTTTGACAACTCCACCTTTTTTCTTGGTAGTGATACCCATAGCTTTGAGAACAGCTTCTTTTTCTCCAGGTGCAAAATTGGCAGTTCCAGACATCATTTCTTGAACAAGCTGCATTTTCCTAACAGCTTTATCTGCATCCATTTTGCTTCTAAGATTTTTATCAAAACTAGTTCCTGTTAAAATATTTTTTTTTGCTGGCATTACTTTATCCCCTTAAACATACCGCCTCTGCCTTTGGCAACACCGCCCATGTTCATCTTTATAGGCTTGACTTTACCACCGTCCATCATACCAACAGGCATAGACTTGGTTGTGTTTATTACACCACCCATAGCTTTGCCCTGTGGCTTCATTTTACCGATTCCTTCTGTTCCTGCTCCTTTAAGCATTTCTCTTAATTTTTTCAAGTCAGCATCAGAAATAGTATTACCACCTTCTTTTGTTTGTGTTCTAGCCATCAATTCTCTAGTTCTTTTCATATCCGCTTCAGACATTGTGTTACCTGTGGGATCACCGCTAAGTTGCATTTTTTTAACTTTTTTCATAGCCATTAATAATACTCCATTTTTCTTCTATATCCTGGTTCAAATTCTTCATCGTCAGGTGTGGATATAAAACCACCTTGTCTGAATCTTAGTATAGCCTGTGTCATTGAATCTGCCAAGTCATCATGGTCTCCATTTGGAAAACTCGCACATTCCTCAACAACTTCCTCTGCAAAATTAGCATCTGGTCTCCATACCATACCACTTTCAAACACAGGTGCGCAAGCATTCATCCTTGCAAACTTATCAGCACCTTTGCTCGGTGTAAAGGGTGTAACAGGAATACCCATACGTCTTAACTCTTGTGTTAAAGGTGTACCACTTGCTTTTTGCTCTATCAATATCATGTCTGGATCATAAGCCTCGCTTAATTCATAAGCCTTTTGCTTCAGTTCTGGAAAATCCCATCTGCCCTTCTCTGCATCAAGTAAAATAATTGCATCACCCTCACCTTCTACTGGTGTAAATATCCCCCAAGTAGTAATAGCACTAAAGTCAGCACGATCATTTTTACTGAAAGCGGTATCGTATGATTGTATGATATATGAGCAGGGAGGTGGTTCAGCATGATCCCAAACATTCCACCATTCCCTTTTTATTATAGCTCCTTCTTCTGCCGTTGGGTTTTGCATATACTGTGCATTCCACTTGGCTACTGGAATTGACGCTTTTACTCCGTCTAATTCCTCTCGACTCCAATATTCGGGCCATAGTACATTGTTTGTATCTGGAAATATTGCAGGAAACTCCACGACTTCCCATTTATCTGCTCCTCCTTCAGCTTGCTTAGATATAACCCTAGCTGTTAAATCTTTAATACCCCATCTAGTCATAACAATAATAATTGAACCACCTGGCTGCAATCTTTGTCGAGGACCTGACGTATACCACTCATAAATACCATCAAGTGCAGTAGGGCTTAGTGCATCTTGTTCTGATACTGGATCATCAATGATACATAAATCTGCACCACGACCAGCTAACGCACCACCCACACCAACAGCGTAATACTCACCACCACCATTTGTTGACCATCTACCAGATGCCTTCGCATCACTTGCTAATTTTATATCAGGAAATATATCCCTGAAGTCATCGCTATCAATAAGGTTCTTAACCTTACGTCCAAAACCTACTGCAAGTTCTGCCGTGTGTGTCGCTTGTATTATCTTCAGATCAGGTCGTCTGCCCATAAGCCACGCTGGAAACAAGTAACTAGCAAACTCTGATTTAGTATGTCTTGGCGGCATATTGACAATCAAACGCTTAATTTTGCCGTCAGCTACTTTTTGCAACTTGTCCGCATATATTTTGTGATGTTTACCCTCAATGAAAGTGGGCCAAATCTTCTTTACAAACTTTAAATAATTTTCTTGACTTGTTTTCTGCTCTTCTAAAACTTTAAGACGATCAAGAAGAGGAGCCATCTTAGAGATTTCATCATCACTAAGATATTCTGCAAAATCTGAGGCTTGTAAAACCTGATCCATTATGCTGTCGCTAAGAGATTATCCAATGCTTGCATAACCTTACCACCTTCTGCATAACCAGCAACCCCGCCTTTTTTCATAGACTTAGGGGCAGCAATACCTGTTAACATCTCTATTAACTTATTTATATCGCCTGTGTTAAAAGTAGATGGAACGAAATCACTAACATTACTGGTAAAAGGTGAATCAACAACTGTTGGAACTGTCTCTGGAACAGGTAAAGGATCACCACCACCTATTACGTTTGGTGGCTTATCCTCTTCTTCTTTTTCTTCTTCTGGCTTTGGCTTTATTACAAATGGATTTTCATTATTATCATCACTACCCATAGGAGCATTCGGATCCATGCCAGAAACCAACCTACCACTTGCATCTCTTATACCAATAACACGACCACTATCGTTTCTGATTAATTGATTGTCTGGCAATCTTCGTGACACTGTTTCTGAATCACCTGCTTCATTCAAAACATTCTTTTGAGTGTTCGACATATAATCTTCCATAGTCTGTGTTCTTAAATCTGGTGCATTATATCCAAATAATGTTTCACCTAATCCCATAGGTCTGCCTAACGCTATTTCGTTAGCCATGTTCTCTCTGGTCTTTCTCTCTATTGCGTCTAATATGCCACCTGCTGTGCCAGTAAAACCTTTGCCTTCAAAGAATGTAGGGTCTTGACCTCCTTGAAACTTACTTGTGTCTTTAAAATTTGGAATAGGCCCTGTTCCATATCCAGCTTGACCAGTATTAACACCATACAATCTTTCAATGTCTGCCATACGTTTTGCATCAAAAGGTCTGCCTACGTTTTCTTCAAAATCTTCTGGT